TGCAATGCAACCTGAGTTCGATGATGAAGAAGCAATCAATCCATTCGATTTTTGGAAGGGTGCTAACTTTAAATTGAAGATCAAACAGGTTGCTGGATTCTGGAACTATGATAGTTCAGAGTTTGCAACATCTGGAGCTCTTTTGGATGACGATGCTGAGTTAGAAAAGATCTATGATAAGATCTATGACCTCAGTGAGTTCACTGCTGACGATCAGTTCAAGTCATATGAACAACTTAAGGGACGTTTAGACACAGTTCTTTCTAGAAAGGCAGTTGTCACACCTCAAGCTGATACAGAAGATCTTGAAGATCTAAGTGAAGGTTTAGGAACTTCATCTGTTGATGAAGAATTATCTAATCTTGCAAGCGCTGCCACATCATCCACTACTGTAGATGAAGAGGAAGATGATGCACTAAGTTATTTCCAGAAACTCGCAGAAGAGTAATTTTAAGATCCACCACTAAGTCGTGGGTTATATACATTCTTAATCCTCTTGGTAACAAACTGAGAGGATTTTTTATATTTCATGACTCTTTGCATGTCGCTTACAATTACATTCAAGAATCTTGGTCTCACCATTTTAATTCTTCTCTTAGCATTGTTTATCTCTTCTTCATATTCATAGTTGGTGATGGGATAGACATTACTATGTGTTATTATATTACCATTGGCATCTCTCGCTGTACCAGCACTATCATATGACACGGCTTCTGGTTGTGGAACATTGCCGCCACTGACTCTTTTTACTTCTTGGACTTGTTCAGTTCTTTGTAAATATCTAAGTTCAAAATTAGAATCAACTTTCAAACCATTAGGTAGGACTATTCTACTAGCATAGTCTAACACTTGACTGGTTTCATAATGATGTACCTTTGCTAATTCATCATCACTTCCGTACTTATCCAAACAATATTTCCTAAAATCTATACCAGTTAAAGGCCATTGATCTCTAACTTTCGTAATATTATTTACTGTTAATATAACCCAATCAAATCTAGGATCTCCATACATCTTTCTAGCTAATTGTTCTGGTCTAAGATCTCCCTCAATGATAAAATCTTCAAAAGCAGTGACAACATTTTTCATGTCATCACGGATCTTTGCTCTTTTAAAGATATTCTTTACAGGAATAATCTCATCACTAGCACTTCTATCGTTAGATCTAGAAACGTAATTTATATTTGGTAGATATGAAAAGTAACCTTGCATTTTAGTATCCTACGTCTGCGGTCTCTGGGGTATCTTGAACAATTGATAATACTGGTAAGAGATCTCCTGTATCATCTTCAGACATATTTCTTCCCTCTTGAATGTCAGAGCTGTAGTCAGTATTGTATATAGGCTCTAATTCGTTGAATTTGAGTGTCATGCTAACTGCTGCAGGCTGACCTCCCTCAAATGCCATCCATCTACCTTCTGGTGTATAGTTGACAGTTATATCTGTGAGAGCACATGCCTTGAACTTATTAACACCTAAGATATTTTTATTACCAGCGGTGCAAAATCTAAGTTTGAATATGTTTGGTGTTCCCAAGAAGTAAGTAGGTCCTCCAGCTTGACCAGTACCACGGTTATCTCCACCGCCACTATCCACTAGAGTATCACCACTGTAAATTTTCTTTGTCTTTCTTGGAGCAGACCATTGTTTAAATGCACGAAGAATCATTCTTATATAACCAGCTTCCTTTGAACTTCTAGGACTCATCACCCAAGAGTATTCAAAAGTCCTGAGAGATACACCAGAGAATAAGAGTTCAGTGTTAGCATTAGCTATTACTCCAGCAGATCTGGCCAAAATTTGATCTGAACTAATATCATATCCCTGTCTACCAACTAATTGACTTATCTGGTTTGCCATAAAGTCTGCTCTACCAGACTGTTGTGTCATACTACTTGAGAAGTTCAAAAAGTTTCGGAACATAGCATTAGCTTGACCCATGCCAGGAATCATATCTATTACCTTATTAGCAACCATGTTTTTAGATGATGATCTTATTGCGTCTAATGCTTGGTTATTCATATTACTTTCTGTCCACATTCTTTGGTTCCCATCCATTATTTGATTAGGCATAGGAAGATAGATACCAGCACCAAGTTTCTTTCTGTAAGGTGATCCTCTTTGAATACCAAATGCTCCACCTTTATTGTCTGGTTCAAAAGCTTTTGAATATGGAGGTTCATATGCAAAACACTCTATCCTCATGTGATCTTGAAATAAATTTAAGTCAGATGGATATAACATGGGTGTGCTAAACATAATATCTGCATCATTATCAAAGTTATATTTCGCTCTTTCTGCCGCTCCTGATGTACCTTCCATATCACCACTAGCTACCTGTTGGTTCTTGTTTTCAAATTCTATTTGTGTCGCTAAATCCTTCTCCGCTTTTCTTAACTCTCTATACAAATTATTAAGTGTTCTGTTATCTTCGGATGTTTTTCCTCCAGATGGGGTTCCTACTGCAGCAATCTCTGCTTTTATTCTGTCTACTTCTGATTGCAATTCATCAACAGTGCTGGGTCCATCCTTTTCTGCCCAGCCAGGATTCTCCCCATTAGTTGCATAATTATAGTTTCTGGTTGCTACTTTTAACTGTTCAAAAGTTTCTCCAACAGGTTCTGTTATACCATCACCATCTGTATCAATAAATCCTATACCAGAAATAGTAGTATTTGTTTGATATGTTGAAGTACGATTTGATTTATATTTGGGCTCTGTTAGATTTTGCCATCTACCATCTTGAAATATTGGTTTACCACCTTCTATGATTTGACCTGAATCATTTACAGGATATATTGTTACCTCTCCATCTTTTATGAAAGGTTTATATGTAACTATTCTTGTTCCATCCTCATCACTAACCGCCTGCTTAAGTTCGGTGCCAAACTCCATTTCTACGCCGTATTGCTCTACGGAGTTGTTCATTGTAGGGGATGCTTCTGACATTACTTTTTGGAGTTGAATGCTCTATACTTTGGATACTTCATACCATTTTGTTGTATGAATTGTTCTGTAGGGAGTTTGGAAATCTCTCCCCAATCCTCATTTCTAGGAACTTTTTGTAGGTTTCCTATACCAGAATACAGATATTTGTGTATGCTATTTTTGGGAACTGATGCCCCGCCACCGCTATTTAGTAGGCTTTCTGCAACTGCATCACGATAGCCAGGATTTACATAGTGTAAATTGCACCCAAGGAACCCATCTCGATAGAAAGTCAACGCAACTGCAAGTGGTTGAGTATCCCAAAATTGGTATCTTTCTGGAAATGATACGCTATATGAAAAGAAAAATAGATCACCTATCGATATACCAGAGGTATCACTGGTACTGATATCTTGATTCTGAACTTCTGATAAGGCATTAGATAGTGCATTGACATACCATGCCCCACTTTTATTTCTCTTACCAGCCTGTTGTCTAATATCTTCTGCGATCATGAGATATACCTAAATCGTCTTCGGTCATGATCTTAAATTCATACTTTCTATCAGCGCAGTATTGTTCTGCTGCCTTCCACTTTGCCTCATTGATAACCCATGTTTGAACATCATGAGCCCATGCCTTAGTTCTTCTCTTTGGATTCTTTGGGGGAGCTTTACATTGTTTTTTGGGTTTCACTTCTATCACAACAGATCTCTTCTTTCCATTTGAGTCAGTGTATTTGATAAAGAAGTCTGGAAAGTATCTGTGCATTTTTCTATCTAAAGGATTCTTGTATGGTATCCAAAATTCCTCTGATTGCCATTGACTTATATTCTCTGTAAGATCACAGTATTCCATAAATTTTCTCTCCCACAGGGAACGATAAATGATCTGAGTGGGATCGCCTTTGTACTTTTTAGTATGTTTTGGTTTAAATTTCCCCTTATAAGCCATATACATAGTATGGTAAGTCATAACCTTATTTAGATGTCAGAAACAAATAACGCTCAACCTGGCCCAGTTGTATCGAATAGTAATAGTGGATTGCAGAGCTCAGATACATCTAAACATTTCCAAACTGTTGGTGAACTTGGTGCTAACGTAGAGAGAGTTAGGGATTATAATGAGGCTCAGACATCTCTTTTAGCTGAAGCAGATGATATAATGTTCGACGCTTCCTTTAGGGACTATTTGGGAGCTCCTTCTTTATCAAGTTTCTTTAAAGTTAAACTAGATTTAGGTAATACTGGTGCTGATGCAGGCGGCTTAGAAAATTGGTTGAGTAATTCTGGTATCTACTCAAGTGATGGACTTGGAATAGAAAGATTTTCTCTTTTAGCATCAGAAGCAATATTGCCTGGAACTAATATGGCAGTTATTACCGAACAAGGAAGTAGACAAGGTATTATAGAAAAGTTTGCAGCACAGAGAACATATAATGATATTGCTCTAACTTACTATGTCACAGGGGATTATAAAACTTTGAGGTTATTTCAAGAATGGATTAATTACATCAATCCATTATATACTGAGGCAGGAGCAGCCTTAGACGCAAAACCATTTGGATACCCTAAATCTATAGATAAAAATCAGTTTCAGAGATTAAGATATCCAGATGAATACAAAAGATCACTTAGTATTACTAAGTTTGAAAGAAATATAGGTAATACTGGTTCTATTAAAACTTACAGAGGATCTCAAATACCAGAAGTAGATCCAGTACTTACACCAGAAGAATCATTTGTACCAGATGCTATAAGTTATAAGTTCATTAATGCGTTTCCTACATCAATACAGGATATTGCATTAACATATCAAGCTTCCACAGTATTACAAGTCACAGTTGAGTTTGCTTATGACAGGTATGTTATAGTACAGAACGCAAGAAAAAGAGGATATGAAAAAGCAAGTGTACCATCTAAAGACGATAGTAAGGTTACTGTTTCTAATGAAGTAGACAAAACATAGCCTCAAAAACCCTTCTAAATAATAACGAATAATTACATATTATGCCTTTACCTAAGATTACGACCTCTGAGTATGAGTTGGAATTGCCATCAAACGGTAAAACTGTTAAATACAGACCGTTTTTGGTGAGAGAAGAGAAGATACTTATACTCGCTTTAGAGAGTGCAAACCAGAAAGAGATCACTAACGCAGTAAAACAAGTCATCAAGGAGTGTGTCCTTACAAAAGGAATTAAGATTGAACAACTCCCTGCCTTTGATATTGAATACTTATTTTTAAATATCCGTGGCAAATCTGTTGGTGAATCTATAGATCTTCTTGTTACATGTGGTGATGATGGAGAAACAGAGGTAGGAGTTACTGTTCCTATTGCTGATATCCAAGTTGTTAAATCAGAAGAACACACAAAAGATATTGAGATTGGTGATGGTTGGACTGTAAAGATGAAGTATCCTTCTCTTAGTCAGTTCATTGAAACTAATTTTACAGAGAGTGCAGACACTGTGGAAAAATCATTCCAAGTTATCGCTAGTTGTATTGATATAGTTTATAATAAAGATGATATGTTTGCAGCAGCAGACTGTACTAAAAAAGAGTTAAAAGAATGGGTCGAATCATTGACTTCACAACAGTTTCAAAAGATTGAAAAATTCTTTGAAACAATGCCTAAATTAACACACACATTAAAGGTAGTTAATCCTAAGACTAGAAAAGAGAATACTGTAGTATTAGAGGGGCTAACGGATTTTTTCGCCTAGGAATGTCTCATATAAATCTTGAGACATTCTTCAGAGTCAACTTCGCTCTCATGCAGTTCCATAAATATTCTCTAACTGAAATCGAAAACATGCCGCCTTGGGAGAGGGATGTTTACGTTGGATTACTTAGACTACATATTGAAGAAGAAAACCTAAAAGCAAAAGCTAGGGAAGCACAAATCAAGAATGGCTAAAGTAAGTGCATTACTAAAGGGATTAAAAGGACTACAAAAGTCCAAGAAGGTCATACAGGCTGGTAAACTTTTTGGCAAGGCCAAAGAGGCCGTAAAGACCAAAGGACTTGGTGGTGTTGCAAAAGGATTAAAGTCTAGGGTAAGAGGCAAAATGTCTCTCATGCCACAGATGTTGACCCCTCCAGCCAAACCTCAAGTAGCTGGTGGTGTTCAACAAATTGGAAGACTGGTAGAAAGAAAAGTTCAATCGATTGTTCCAAGATTAACTAAGGCAGTACAAGCAAGTAAACCTCAATTTGATCCAAAGCAATTCTTAGGTTCAATATTCTCAGGAGGATTGAGTTCTCTACAAAACTTTGCTAGTGGTCTTGGTGGGTTACAAGTATCTCTACAGAAATCTCTAGGATTTATTACTGAAGCGAAGGGTATAATTGTTGATCTTATCGACAAAATGGCGAAAGCCAAAGGGAGAAGACCTAAAGGCGGTGTAATCAAAGGTTTATTAAAAGGTGCTGCAATATTAGGATTGGGGGTTCTTGCAGTAAAAGGTGCTCCTCT